AAGTTAGAGCAACAGCCAAAGCGTCTTACGAAGGCTGGATTAACCGCCTTGAAAGAGAAATATTTTAATTTTTCAAAGCTATTGTAGTTTATGCCTGAAAAACTGTGCTATAATTATATCGTCGAAGATCGACTCCTTTCAATTTTGGCCTGCGAGAAATCGCGGGCTTTTTTGTTTCCTTCTTTCGTGCAGGAACCCCGGCTTCAACTGAAAGAAGCCGCCGCGTTCAATTCGCGGGCGAAAGATTATTTTATGAGGTGATTATAATGCAAATTCAAAAGATGAAATTAACGGACTTGAAACCTGCACCGTATAATCCGCGCGTTGACTTGAAGCGCGGCGATCCGGCATACGAAAAACTGAAAAAAGGTATTTGCGAATTTGGCTTAGTCGATCCGATTGTTTTTAACAAGCAAACCGGCTTTATCGTCGGCGGCCATCAGCGTTTGAAAGTCCTGAAGGATTTGAAATACATTGAAGTTGATTGCGTTATAGTTGATTTGCCGTCGGAGAAAGAAAAAGCGCTTAATATTGCGCTTAACAAAATCGAAGGCGGTTGGAATGATGAAAAGTTAGCGGCGTTACTCAATGAAATTGATTTTACGCAGATCGAGTCCGATTTGACCGGTTTTGACATGAGCGAGATCGAGGCGTTGACAAAAATTGAAGATGATATAAAGCCTCATAAAGATTATGACGATAAAAACCCAAACAAAGAAGAAGTTACTTGCCCGCATTGTGGAAAGACATTTACAGCAATGATTTTAAAAGAAATTTAAAAGGTGATTTATGGGAACAAGAGGGCGCAAACCAAAATACAACCGGGAACTTTTACCGCAGATTGAAACTTGGTTGAATGAGGGCGCAATAAATAAAGATATATGCGATAAATTGAATATAAATCAGGACACATTTTACCAATGGTTAAAGCGTTATCCCGAATTAGTCGAGGTCATCACGCGCGCGAAAGCCGTCGCAAATGACAAAGTTGTTAATGCGCTTTATAAACGCGCACTTGGGTATGATTACGAAGAAGTTACAACGGAGATTCAGCAAGTTGGCGATAAACAAGTTAAGCAGGTTAAAAAGGTAAAAAAACACGTTCCGTCAGATACACACGCTTGTAGTATTTGGCTTTACAACCGAGATCGGGAGAATTGGAAAAGCCGCTATGAAATAACAGGAAAGGACGGAGGGCCGGTGCAAGTGCAGAATAACAATATTGATTTATCGGCGTTGACAGATGAAGAACTTGAAGTCATTACAAAACTTGCTGAACGGCCTAACGCCGGAAGCGATACAAAAGGAAAGGGCTAAACGGCATTTATTTGATTTCTTGCTTTATGACGGGCAAGGACGTTGGCAAGCCGCTAAACATTTACGTTTATTATGCGAGAAATTAGAAGCCGTTGCCAGAGGCGAAATAACGCGCCTTATTGTATCAATGCCGCCGCGTCATGGAAAATCCGAGGTTATATCAAAGAAGTTTCCGGCGTGGTTTCTTGGTAAATTTCCTGAAAAAGAAATAATCATAACATCATACAGCGCAGATTTAGCTTATGACTTCTCAAAAATAGCGCGCAATACCCTGAAAGAACATTCAGGGTTATTTGGCGTTAATATCGATCCTTCAAGTTCAGCTGCTGGGCGTTGGGGTATAGAAGGCAAGCGCGGGGGTATGACAGCGGCAGGCGTTGGCGGTCCAATTACAGGCCGCGGCGCTCACATTTTTATTATTGACGATCCAGTTAAAAACGCCGAGGAAGCAGCAAGCGAAACCGTCAGGGCAAACGTTAAAGAATGGTATAAAACCACAGCGAGGACGCGTTTGGCTGGCGATAACGCTGCGGTTGTTGTTGTAATGACACGTTGGCATGAAGATGATCTTGCTGGGTGGCTTATAAGTCAAGAAATGAATGACGATGGCGAAAAGTTTGAGATAATTAACTTTCCGGCTATCGCTGAAGATGTTGATGCGTTAGGGCGTTCCGAAGGCGAGTATTTATGGCCGGAACGGTTCAGCGATAAATTTTATCTTGAAACTAAAAAGGCAGTTGGATCGCGCGCATGGGCCGCATTATATCAGCAACGGCCTTCACCGCAGGAAGGCGAGATATTTAAGCGCGGTTGGTGGCAATACTACAAGGTTAAACCTGATAAATTCGACCGCATTATTCAATCATGGGATTGCACATTTAAGGACGCAAAAGGCAGCGATTATGTTGTCGGTCAAATATGGGGTGCAATCAGCGCAAACCGCTATTTACTCGATTGGATAAAGGCAAAACTTGACTTTCCGGCAACGGTTCAAGCGATAAGAAACTTATCCGCAAAATGGCCGCAGGCAAGAGAAAAAATAATTGAAGATAAAGCGAACGGGCCGGCGATCATTTCAATGTTACGCGACGAAATACCGGGCTTAATTGCCGTTAATCCAGAAGGCGGCAAGGTAGTCAGAGCGCAGGCCGTTTCGCCATATGTTGAAAGCGGAAATGTATTTATACCCGATCCGGCGTTAGACGCGCGCGTAAATGATTTCGTGGAAGAATGTGCGGCGTTCCCGAACGGTAAACATGACGATCAAGTTGACAGCATGACGCAGGCGCTTTGCAGATTACAAGGCAACGTTAAAAAGGTTACAACGCGATTTAATTATTAGGAGTAATAAAAATGGCTAAAATAATAACATTACCACACAGCCCGATTGATTATCAGTTGTTTTCTGACGCTTATTATGGCGTTAGCGGCTTTGCAAATGGAACTTATTTAGAGAAACACGAACGGGAAAGCGCCGATAAATACGCGACGCGCCAAAGGATCGCGTATTATGCTAATTACGTTAAAACAACCGTTGACAGTCACGTTAATCCGGTATTCAAGCAGAATGCCGAGCGCGATTTAGAAAAGACAAGCACGACATTTGATGATTTTATAAAAAACGTTGACGGTAACAATACGCCGATTGCGAAATTTATGAAAAAAGCGGCGTTAATGTCAAAAATACAAGGCTTTGTTCTTATTGTCGTTGACAATCACAATCAGACTTTCCAAACAAAAGCGGAAGAAAAAGCTGCCGGCGCTATGCCATATTGTTATATTGTTTTGCCGTCATCAATTATCAGTTACGAACTTGAAAAAACAGGGCAGCTTAAAGAAATTACATTCAAAGAAATCGATCCGTTAACGAATCAGACTTACGAAAAAACATGGACAAAAACGGAATGGAAAACTAATAATTCCGAATCCGGAATATTATCAGGTGGAACGCATAATTTGGGTGTTGTGCCGGTCGTTATATTGGCTTCGCGCTTGACAACCGATATATTCCCGCCGAGCGAGTTTAACCAGATTTGCAAAGCAAATTTGAACTTATACAATAAATGCTCGTGGAAAGACGAAATTTTAAAAAATCAGACGTTTCCAGTCCTTACTTATCCGAAAGTAGGGCAAACCGATTTGACAATAGGCACAGACAACGCATTGACATTTGACGGTGAAGTTAGTAGATTTGCGCCGTCGTTTATAGCGCCGCCGAGCGATCCGGCAACGCTTATTATGGCAGACATTAAAGATTTGATACAAGAAATATACAGGCAAGCGGCGTTAAGCCATGTTACCGGCGTTCAAGAACAGTCAAGCGGCGTTTCTAAAAAATGGGATTATGAAACGACAAATACAGTATTGGCCGATTTTGCCGGTAATCTTGAAATGGCCGAGATACAGATTGCGGAATTGTTTAAGTTATGGACGAAAGAAACATTTAATTATACTGTATATTATCCGCGCAATTTTGGTATTGCCGATATTGCCGACGAACTTGATAACGCGACAAAAGCCCTTGAATTGCAATTCGGAATATCATTTAAGATCGAAGTATGCCGCAAAATAATTGCGATATGGTTTCCGAAATTGACAGAAGAAGAAATAACAAAAATCATTAGTGAAGTCGAAGCTAAACAGCGCGAACTTGATAAGGCGATGGCTGATAATGGCGATTACGTCGATAACAATAATAGCGATAATGACGGGGTTGGAAATGGAAATAACTAATGTTTCGGAAATGTTATCGAGCGTTGAAGAAATGCTTGCTACTATGCCGGAAATGATGAGAAAAAGCCCTGACGATTTGCTTTTGTGGCGGCTTAATGAAGGGCTTATCAGACTACGAGGACGGCTAATATATGAACAAGAACATACAGAACGAAATCGAAAAGATTGTCAGCCAATGGTCTAAAAATTATCAGGCCGCCGGTGCGCCGGTTGTAAAACGCATTATTGAACTATTAAACAAAGGTATTTTACCGTCGAAAGCAATTAATCAGGCATTGGCCGAAAGTAACTTTTTCGGTGAAATAAATAACAATTTGAAAGAAACATTGTTTAAGGCGGCCGCCAAAGGTTACGGGCTAACACCTGAAATCATAACGGCTGTCAGCAAAGCAGAAATTATAAACAAGCTTGTTAATTTACCTTGGGCCGCAGACAAAATGCCATTGTCAAAGCGTTTGCACGGCATGGAAAGAGTAATGCGCGGCCAGATCGTTAATACAATTCGGGATAACATGAAAAGCGGCACGAACATAATTAAATTGTCGCGCGATCTTTATGAAGGTTACGATCACAGCAGCGTAATTAAGCCCGCGGAATTACCAAAATATCTAAAAAAAATAATTGATTTTAAGCGAGAACTTTCGGCATTAAATAGAATTGTACCAATTTCAAAAAAAAATAAAGAAATAATGGAAAGTTTTGTTGAAATAGCAGAATTAAACGCGGAAGGTTTAAAAACAAGGCCGTTAAAGGCGGCTTACCGTCAATTATTAGAAGCTGTTAGATATGGCACACAAAAAGAATTTGAAAAATCCGTTTTTGTAGCGGTTCAGGAGAAAAGCCGATATTACGCCGAGCGAATAGCGCGAACGGAAACGGCGCGGGCATGGTCAGACGGATTTTATGCGGAAACATACGACGATGAAACGGTAATCGCCTATAAATGGCAGTTATCTAAAGCACACAAAATATTTGATATATGCGACTTTCACGCTAACGCCGATCTTTACGGGTTAGGCAAAGGTGTTTATCCGCTTAATTCAACGCCGCCACACCCGGCACACCCACATTGTACTTGTATGCTAACGGCGGTATATGACGGTGAACTTGATACAAAGCGGTTAAGTAAACAGGTGCAGAAAAACGGTAATAAATACATCGAAAGCCTTACAAAAGGCGAACGATTAAAATTAATGACGCGAGAAGGTAACGCGGCGTTTACATCGGGTAAAGATTGGCGGTTATTGCTTAATAACTGGCAAGGGCTTGACGATCCGAACCCGCGGTTAACCAGATTAGATTTTAATGAAAAATAGTTGCAAGTTTGTTGCAAGTTGAATTAAGAAAACTCTTATTTAACGATGCTTTATATTGATTTTAGATGCAAGTTGCAAGCAAGTTTGTTGCAAGTTAGCGGCGTTAAAGCGTCGCTTTTTTAATGCGTTTTTAGCGCGTGAGGCGCAAAAATATACGGCTTGAAGCCAAAGGAGTAAACATCATGGAAT